CATAACGCAGAATCTGGTGTTTTCTAGACCCTTGCAGACCCCAATCACCTTGTCTGCGACTGAGTTCATCAAAGGCTTCATCCTCTTCTGTTTTCATGCGTTCACCTTGAGTTTGGTTTCTAGTAACTGTTTAACAAGTGCTGCCGGGGCTTTGTGCGCCTTTAAAACAGACCCAATCAACGCATTCATTGCCTTGGCATTGCCACTCATCACTTGCCTTGCTAAGTCAGATTGACAAGCAGTGTCTATTGCTGATTCCAGTTCTGGTGGCATATTCTTCAAGATTTTGCGTTGTTCTTGTAAGGCTTTCTTTCTGCGTCTTGTCCCAGGTGCGGAAACCTTACGCTTGCCAGCCATGTATCGCATTGCACAGTTTTGTTTTTCAGCAAGTGTTGTTGCAAATCCTTGCATTTCGCATCGACTTACATACCAAAGAATTTCATGGCGCTTCTCCCAATGTGAAGTTCCATGCACTACATCCCAAATATCTCCCACCAATTGCCAGTAACTGCTAGTCGGCTCGTTCACTTGCAATCTCCTGATCGTTACGCTTAATTTCATGCTTCAGATATGCCAAATCAGCATAGGACAACTCATCTGTTATGTCTTTGATTTCCAAGTTAAAGCGCATCCACTTGACTGTTTTCTCACAGTATGAGATTAAGCCAACAGAGTCATCACCTTCATGCCATTGGTAATCAACCTCAATTCGGTCAATATCTGGATTGAAGTCATCGTCTACCCAATCAAAAGGCACAAATTCAATTGTTTGCATCATTCACTCCTATCTGTTCAATGTCTTGTGCGGCAAGGAGGGCATCCAGGGCCACAGATTTAAGGATTACAAGGGCACTCTCTGGCGAGGATGGATTGAGAGCCTTGTGAGCCTCTACATCCTGCCAGAAAGCATTTAAACGGGTTGTTTGTTGTTGGTTCATGCGTCAATTCTGCCTTGTCTGACAGAGATTGGAATAGGGATTTACCCTAGCTTACGCATAACCCTTTGGAGTCGCCCAGAAACGCCTTTACGGGTTCCAATGACCTCGATGAAGCCCTTGTCAATCAGCGCCTTGTATCGGGCTGTGACGCTGGAATAGGGCAGGAATGGCAGCTTGGCAAGTACATCATCTGAGATGCAACCATCTGGGCCGTAGGCTGCAATGGTTTCAAAGACCAGTGACTCCATCTTTGTGGTGTCGATTGCCTGTGCTGCTTGGTGGGAAGTGGCAGGGTCTTCTTTGCGAGCAAGTTTAAACGGCGCAGTTCCAAAGAACTTTTCGACTGCACCACCAAACCAAGATTGATCTAATTTTGTCATCATCAACTCCTATTAAATTGGGGCCGTAGCCCCGTGAGGTTTATCAAAAGGGAATTCCGTCATCCTCATAAACTATCTTTTTGGGATTAGCCGCTGGTGGCTGTGCATCCTTGGGATTGACTGCCAAGCCCATGAACTTGCCACTCTTGCCCTCTTTGATCCATGCTGAAAGCCAGTATTCTTGACCATCAACAGTGATGTTGCCCTTGTAATCAGGCTGGTTAGCCGATTCCTTTTTGTCGTTTTTAAACAAAACGCCAGAGTTGTCTTTCTTTTCCATATTAGCCTTTCAAGCCTTTCAATGATTCACCATGTTTTTTCAATGCGCTGCGAACATTACTTGGAAGCAATGCCCATAGCGCCACCTTTTCCTCCTGGTCATGGATTCCCAGGTATTCCTCATAAGCCCCAATCATGTCATCTGCATTGATTCTGTCGGCAATGGCGATGGCAACATCTGCAATGATGTTCTGCCTATCCTTGGAGACAATCACGCCATCAGTGGGCTTGATAGTCTTCTTGTCTGAGCCAACAGTGCCATCCAAGGCATCATGCTCAACAATCTCAAGCGCAGCAACCCAGAGGTAACGGCGCAGATAGGTCTGCACTGCACCCAGGTTCTGCACTTCATGGCAACCCTTGAGGGCTGCTGAAGACATTGGGCTTGTCAGAACGATCTTTTCTTCTGGCTTGTCGTTGTTCACAATCGTCATGCTGGCTTCTTCTTTGCCAAAGCTGATGATGGAAGTCAAACCAATTTGCTTGAAGATTTCTAGTGCGGGGATAACAAAGTCACCAAGTTCAAAATAGTAGTAATTTGCAAACTTGTTGTGACCTGATTTCTTGAGTTTGGCTTGGTGAAATTCATCACGGGCCTCATTCAGCTTTTGATATACATTCATTCGTAACTCCTGTTGAAAAGTGAGATTTAATTGTGTCAGACTTTGTTGAGAATTCTATAGGTGTTTTCCCTAACTTGTTCACATTGGGCTTGTGTGATCCACATTGTCAGCAAGGTCAGTTGGCTTTGAATTGTTTGAATGTCAGCCGTGAACCCTGCGTAGTTTTTGTTTAGACACTTGTTCTCCAGTGCTTTGGTCTTTTGCTCGATTGCTATCAGCATTGTTGCGTAATCGTTGAAGTCGCTCATCTTTGGCCTTTTGAAATGTTTGTGAAATGTCTGTGTTTGCGTGATTCGTATATACAAATCTAGGGTCTGTGATTGAGACTGATGGGTAAGTCATCCTTGCTGGAATTTTCTTTCTCTTTTTCTGCGATGTATCTGAGTTGGGAAGTGGTGTCCAAATCTCGAAATAGGATGCTATCGCCTTGAATGCCGTCTTCAGCAGAACAATCGGACTCATGTGATAACTCATCGGTGTATTCCTTAATAATGTCTTGCAGTCTGGATTTCATTTTCATGTTGTTCTCACTCATCAAACATCTGTTGAAAAGGGACATCCATTTTAGCTTCCATGATCTTTCGCTCATCAAGGGCTTTTTGGACTCGTTCAATTCGCAGATTGCGATAGTGCTGGAGTTCTTCAATGTCATCAATCCATTGGGTCTTGACAACATCAAACACTCTCAACTCAGCCCTGCGGCGAACCTTGAGTTCTACTCTGTTCATCACGATGCTTGCAACATCTTCAGCATGATTTGCTTTGATGGCCTCCACCAGAGCAACGCTGTCTTGGATGGCATCAGCAATGTCATCTGGGTCTAACTCCTGGACTATCGCCCAGCACTCGTATTTAAATTGTTCCTCATCGGTTGGCATTTGTAACTCCTGTTGACCACTGCGTTATTGCAGTGATGGAACTGTCGCACAGAAAAAAGATGCAGGGAATAGGTGTTTTCCCTAGTGCAAAAAACTATAAAACCCATCATACTGAGGTTTTTGGAGACAATCAAATGCGTTTAAACCTTACTCACAGAGCATTGCTCAAGCGCCTATCAGGTGGCCCCAGGACAATGCTTGAGATGACCCACAGCTATACAGACAACAACTCTGTATCGTTCCACTATCAAAGGTACTTGCCCGATTTGGAGCAGTTTGGCTATGTCATCAACCATCAAGAGAAATGGCATCTGACTGAGTATGGGCGCATGGAAATGAATCGGGCCATTAGTGGTGCTGCCATGCGAATTGAGAATGGGTCTGTCAAAGAACCTTACGATGGCAAGGAACTGCGTAGGAATGTGTTTCGGCAGGGTTGCTATGATTTTCTGAAGTATCCAAGTCGCTTTGGCGACAATTTGATTTATCACAAAGGAGCGCAAGCATGAAAAAGGCAATTATTGGGGTTTGGTTGAGTTTGGCAGTGACTATGGTTTGGGCATCGTGTACGACTCACACCATCATGTCTGGTGGGCGAATCGTCACTTGCACAACCTGCTGTTATGGCAGCAATTGCACAACAAACTGTTTTTAAGTAAAATGTTTGGAAACGGGCTACCTTTAGCGGGGGAAAAGACGATTCATCACCGTCCTGCCATGTTTCCTCTGTGATGATGACCAATGATGTAAGGTTCTTATGCACTATTACAGTTTCCACATAGGCGACTATCGGTCTGCCACAACGCACCTATCAAATGACGAAGATTTAGCATATCGCCGTCTTTTGGATATGTATTACGACACAGAAAAGCCTATCCCGCTGGACACAACCTGGGTTGCTAGACGCATCCGAATTGACCCTGTGGTCGTTTCAGGTGTTTTGCAGGATATGTTTGAACAACATGAAGATGGCTATTACCAAGCAAGGTGTGAGCAAGAGATCAATGTTTATAAAGGCTTTTCTGAAGCTGGTAAGCGTGGGGCGGCTAAGAGGTGGTCAAAGGGAGGTGATAGCCCCCCTATACACCCCCCTATAACCCCCCCTATAGCAACCAATAACCATAAACCAAGAACCAATAACCAACAACCAATTAATACGCCTGACGGCGTTTCACAATCTGTTTGGCAGGAATTCGTAAATCATCGAAAGTCAAAGAAAGCCCAGGTCACTCAGTTGGTGATTGATGGAATCCAGAAGGAAGCTGACAAGGCTGGGTTTAGCCTTGAAGATGCCTTGAAGGAAGTAGTTGTAAGAAATTGGCAAGGTTTCAAAGCTGAGTGGGTTTTACCAAAGCCCACCTTTGGCGACATGGCGAGGGTATCTGTTGCACCCGTTCAAGGCCGTGATCCAGCATTACTCAAGCTGGATGAAGACAAAAAGCACACAGGCCCACCACCGCCAGAAATCATGGCACAAATCAGAAATGCGTTGAAAGGAAAAGTAACATGACAGAGCAACAATTCGAGCAAGCAATGGATGGTTATCAGTTGGATAGCCAATATGCAGAGTTCATCATGGAAAACCAGAATGTTGGCAATGGTCATGTTTTGACCACATTGATGGAACGAGGGGATTATTATGAAGCCTTCAAAGAATCGATGGTTACTCAATTTGAGCCACGGCGTGAGTGGGTTGGGTTGACAGAAGAAGAACACACCGAAATTGCAATTGAATGCGGTTGTATGAGTGCTGATTGGGTTTTCTATGGCGCAACAGTTGAGCGAAAACTAAAAGAAAAAAACACATGAAGGTTTTGCCCATAAAGCCTTTTGAGGCTGAACCTTGGATTCTGAAAAAACATTATGCCAAGCGGATGCCTCAAATAATTCATGCTTTTGGTTTGTATGACACAAGGCTAGTTGGCATCGTGACTTATGGGTTGCCAGCGAGTCCTTTCTTGTGCATGGGTGTTTGTGGGCCAGAAAACAAAGACATTGTTTTGGAGTTGAACCGCCTTTGCATTGAAGATGGGCTGAAAAATGCCGCATCTATGCTTGTCGGTCAAAGTCTGCAAATGTTGCCAAAGCCAAGCATTGTGGTTTCCTATGCCGACACTGAGATGAACCATGTTGGGTATGTCTATCAGGCAACAAACTTCATTTTCACTGGAACAACAAAAGAACGAACAGACATGGCTGGTCTTGATGGTAAGCATTCAAGGCATAATTTTGGAGATTCTGAAAATAGAATAAATCGCAGTGCCAAGCACAGATATATTTATTTTGTTGGAAGCAGAAAACAAAAACAGACCTTAAAAGACCAACTGCGTTATGAAATCCACCCTTACCCAAAAGGCGAATCAGAAAAATATAACGCTGGTGATTCAGTAAAGACTCAGGAGTTATTATTCATATGACTGAACAGCAATTTGAAGCCGCCATGAGAACATTTAATCTTGAACTGGAATATAGAGACTACATCATGGAGAGGGCCAGCCTTGAAAATGGTGATGGGATTTTCCGATTGATGAACAGCGGTGATTTTTATGAAGGCTTCAAAGAAAAGATGACAGGAAACCAAAATGAACAAAGATGAAGCCCACCACTTGCTCAACAAACGAAAACAAGGGATTGCCGTCCCACTCTACATTGTCAACAGAGCCTTACTTGTATCAGGAGACATTAGCATGGCTTGTTCACCTTGCCAAGCAATCGGGGTGGAAAGCACAAGCATGGCACAGGGCCAAGGAATTAGAGAGTTGTTCTACCCATTTGTGGATAGGGATAACCCAGGACTTAATTCAACAAATGAAAGCCCACAATGAGCGAATCACTAAACCGAGTAATTGAAGAACAGCAAAAGCGTATTGATGACCTTTTGGAAGGAAATAAAAAGCTGATTGAGAGGTCTGCCAGGGTGTTTAAACAGAATGAAGAACTGTTTGAGGCAATGGCTAGATTGCTGGATTATGACTTGCCCTCAGATAATATTACAGATAAACAATGGGCAGACTATTGTTCTTTTAAGCACGAGGTAAGAATGCAAATGATTGATGCGGGTTACTGCGTTCGATGCTACGACTTTGTTTGTGAATGTAATGAGTTTTGATATGAGACACGATATTGATTGGACAAAGGTTCATTGCAAGGTCGGGCAACGAGTGCCCGTTTATCCATTCAAGAGAGAACCATTTATTGGTGAAGTTAAGCGCATAAAAATGAACCGATTTGGTCGGGTCAGTTATGTCATTGATGACATAGAAGTTATGGCAGAGGAATTGTTGCCAGCTAAAAACCAAACAAAACTCAAGATGAGGGTTAATCAATGACTATTTACCTTGGGCTGGATCCGGGCAGCATAAGCGGTGCAGTTGGTGCATTGGATGCAAATGGCGATTATTTGGACTCTTTTATGATTGAGCATAAAGACAAGAATATATTGCCCCTCGTATTCAAAAACATGATATTGCGTTGCATTGACCCAAGGGAAGGGGCAGAGATTTGCATGGAATCAGTGCATTCAATGCCAGGGCAAGGGGTTGCCAGCAGTTTTCAGTTTGGCAGGGCTGTAGGTGTTATCTCAGCCGTTGCTGAATTAACAAATTACCCTTTCCACTTGGTAACCCCTCAGAAATGGAAAAAGTATTTCCACCTTACAAGCGATAAAAACGAAAGCCTAGACCTAGCCCGTAGTTTTTGGCCTGAAGCAAAACTGACCCGTAAAAAAGATGGTAACAGGGCCGAAGCATTATTAATTGCACTTTATTGGAAAGACCAAATTAATGGCAAG